CAGGTTCTAGGACGACTGAATATGCCGCAACCGAAATCCCAAACGCTGCCCGGGATTCCGGTCGGCCAGCAGTCTGGCGGTATGAGTGACGACGCGATCTTCTCGGCGTTTAGTGGTGGCGCGCCGCCAGCATCGCAGCCTCAGAGCGGGCCGACGGATGATCAGATCTTCGCAGCCTTTTCGAAGGGCGCTCCTGCATCTGATGCGCGCGCTAAACCGTTAGTTACGAATGCTCAGACGATTCAACGTCCGGGCGTTCTCGAATCAATCGCAGCCGGGCTCGGGAAAGGCTTCGGATCGACGGTACTCGGGGCTCAGCAACTTCTTGGGCACGGACTTCAATCGCTAGGGTCGTCCGGTCAAGGCATGACCGATCAAGGGAAAAACCTGCTGGGGATGGTAGGCAAAGCAGGCGATTGGCTGGTCAATGACGCTAACCGTGGCATCTCGCAGATGGATCAGCAGTATGCGCCGTATGCGCAGGCTCATCCGATTGCAGCAGGTGCAGGGAATCTTGGCGGCTCGATTGTTGCGACCGCGCCGTTGGCGGCTGCGGCTCCTGTCGCGCGCACCTATCTTGGCGCGGCAGGTATTGGAACTGGAATGGGGGCGGTTGCTGGAGGTTTGGCTCCTGTAGAAAACGACCATCCTGCCAATTCGACTTCCCTGGCGGCCGGTCAACAGCCCACGGATTTCTGGAATGAAAAGCTGAAGCAAGTAGGGCTTGGAGCAGCAACTGGCGGAGTCTTGTCTCCGGCTGCTATGGCTGTTGGCCGTGCTATTGCACCGCAGGTTTCGCCGGACATCCAGAAGCTTATGGATGCGGGCGTGACGCCTACCCCGGGCCAGATTCTCGGTGGAGGCTTTGCGCGGACGGAATCGAAGCTCACGAGTGTCCCCGTCTTGGGAGATCTCATCAAGAATGCTCAACAGCGAGCTGTGAATCAGTTCAACGAGGCGGCATACAACCAAGCGCTAGCCCCCATCGGGGAGAAATTCTCAGGGAAAGTCGGTCAAGAAGGCATCGAGCAAGTTGGCAATAAGATCGGCGCCGTCTATGACAAAGTGCTGCCGCAGATGCAGATGCGCGTTGATCCTCAATTCCAGAACGATGTGGTCAACTTGGGGCAAATGGCCCAAGCGCTCCCGGAGAGTCAACAGAATACGTTCATGCGCATTCTCAAGACGCAAGTTTTCGACAAGCTCGGGCCTCAAGGAAATATGGACGGACAGACTCTCAAGGGCGTCCAGAGCGAACTTGCTCGGACCGCCAAGGGCTATCTTGGGGACGCATCTTATGACAATCGGCAACTCGGTGCGACGGTGAGTTCACTACGCGACGCGATTGATTCGAATCTGACGCGCGTGAACCCTCCGGACCTTAGTCGACAATTGGCGAATGCGAATGAAGCGTGGGCGAACTTTGCACGGCTGCGTTCTGCCGCATCGTCCATCGGAGCGGCAAACAACGAAGGGATTTTCACTGCAGCGCAGTTGCAGAACGCTGTTAAGGCCGGCGACAAATCGGTTGGTAAAGGTGCTTTTGCTACCGGCAATGCGCTGATGCAGGATCTGTCGGGTGCTGGTCAACGCGTCCTTGGATCGAAGTATCCTGATTCCGGGACCGCCGGCCGCGGATTGATGGCGTTGCTTGCACCCGGTGGCATTGCAGCGGGACTTACGACGGCGCCTATGCCGACCCTAGCGACGCTTGGTGGGATTGGTCTTGGATCACTTCCGTACACGACTGCTGGTCAACGTGCTGCTGCTGCGCTTCTGACAGCGCGCCCACAGTTTGCCAATGCGATAGGCAATGCGGTAGCGCAGTTCGGTCCTCGGGTCGTAGCCGGGGGCCTTCCGGCGCTCCTCGCGCCGAACCCGTGAGCATTTGAGTTCGTAGATGATCGCAAGGCCGATCGATACGCCGACAGAGTGAATGATCTGTTCAGTATTCATAGTAGAGGTATAAAGGACTGCATCTCTCCTGCCGAATGGCAAGCAGCAATTCATCGACTCGACCGGTAAGCCGCTGGTCGGCGGCTCCGTCTACTTCTACGTCCCGAACACTACCACGAAGAAGGACACTTGGCAGGATGCCGGACAGACGGTTCTTAACACGAATCCGGTCGTGCTGGATTCGCGCGGGCAGGCGACGATTTGGGGGAGCGGCTCGTATCGGCAAGTGGTCGCCGACAAATTCGGGGTGACGATTTGGGATCAAGTGGTTTCTGCCGCCGTCTCGTCTGACTCATTGGCTGCGAGCGGGGGTGCATCTCTCATTGGAACGCCAGACGGCAGTACGCTTGCTAATATTTTGCTGCTCGGGCTGAATCGCGTCGTTGATTCAATTGCAGCGCTCCGAGCAACAAATCACACATTCTTTTCGCGCGCATTCGTCACTGGATACTATGCGCCACACGATGGTGGTGGTGGCGCTTACCAATACGACCCGAGTGATACGACCAGCGCCGACAACGGTGGCACGATCATCATTGCGGCTGATGGCGGCCGCTGGAAGTGGCAGCCCATCGGACCGTTGACGCCGGAGCATTTCGGCGCAATGCCGAACACCTCCGGGACTGACTCCTATGCGTTTCTGAGCGCCGGGCTTGCGGCGGCGTCTGCGTTGAATGTCCGCTGGCACTGGACGACCGGACGCTACTACGTCAGTCAGGCTGCTTTCGTCATCCCGTCGCTGATGGCGATGACCGCGGATGCCGGCTCGCAGATCCTGCCGTTTGGCTCGGCCGCGACCACCATCACGTCGTACGTGTTCGGCGTCCCCAAAGACAACGACGGCCTCGGGCCGCAAACATACCCGTCCATCTCGGGTTTCACGAACGCGTATGCATTTCAGGTGGAGGGGAACGTCAAGCGCATCTTCTGCGCGAAGGTCGATAACTGCTACGGCATCGTGAAGTTTCCGGTTGGCGCAAACGGGAACATCCTCAACAGTATCGTCGAGGTCAACCAGGGTGCGGCACTTCAGGTCGGCATGAACTTGCACTTGGCCGGAACGGGCGTGATGCAAGGAACCGGCCTCAAGGGAAACTTCCTGACCAACACCCGAAAGCCAGTGCTAGTAACAGGCTCGGTGAACGCGAGCCGCGACACGAACTTTATCGAGTTCCGCGCACTGGACATGTCCGCGACATCGGGAGGTACCGATGCAGTGCTCGCGAATGAATCCGGTATGGATATGCCGACGTTCCGGCTCACCGTCACGGATTGGTTTGGTGGCAACGGGTTCAATACCGCGCCGTACACGCAATTCGCTACTGGCGTTTGGAACTACGCCAATATCCAGATCCATGCCGCGGGTTGGTCGTCAAATTGGGATCTTGGAAAGTGTTTGCCCTCTGGGCGTCTCAAGTGTTTCCGCGTGAAAGAGACGCAGGTTGCCGGCACCCAAAAATTTGTTGCATCGGCAACGCAAGGCGTAGCCAATTTCACCAATGGCGTGTGCTCGTTCCAGACAGACTTCCAACTGTATTGCCGCCATAAATCCACTGACGCTGCGATTGCCGCAGGTGCGAACGCGACGTTCTACGCATACAACATCTGGGGCGATTCGACGCAGAACATGTGGCGGCCAGTGGTCCTTTCTATGGACCCGCGGTTTTCACTGGTGTCGATCGTCGACAACAGTGCGACGAACCAAGGCGAGATCGCCATCACTGTCAAAAATATTTCGGCTTCGTCTGTTGGTGCGGCCGATGTGGACACGTGCGTGCTCGGGTTCTCGCACGCGTGACACCGCACGTTAAAGGGGAATCGAATGGCCGAACCAACGACTAGCGTTCTCGCGGCAGCCGGTGCGCTCTTGGTGAAGATCGTGCCGGGCGCTGTCGGCTCGCTCTTGGCGCTGAAATTCATCGGAGACGGTCTGACATGGCGCCAGAAGGCAATCTCGTTTTGCTCCGGCGCGGCGATCGCCTATTACGCAGGGCCATGGGCCGTCTTGCTGTTCGGTAGCAACGACGCTCGGTCGCAACAGGCGATCGGATTTTTCGTTGGCCTGTTTGGCCTGGCGATCACCAAAGAGCTGTTCAAAGAAATCAACAACGCAGACTTCATCGGGGCTCTCAAACGACGCATCTTCGGAGGCCCGTGATGGTCATGATCTCGATTTTCGTTCTGGCAAACCTCGTCGTGCTTGCGTTCTGCGTGTGGATCTCGGTGACGGACGCTATCGCGACTGGATGGTGGGGCACGCTCGGCTTCTCGGTGTCGGGCGTCGCCGCGCTCGGGAACCTGCTCAAGCCGATCCGCATGGCTGCCGTGATCGACATGCCCGAAACGACGATGCTGGTTGGCATCGCGATTGTGTGCGTGTGGGTGATGGGGCGACACATCTACTGGTTGAAGAAGGAGCACAAGCATGGCGCGCATTGACGCAACCGCAGCCGGCGGCCAGAACCGCGTGGCATTCCTCGACATGATCGCGGCGAGCGAGATCGGCGCGGCGCTGCTCGCCAAATCGGACGATGGCTACAACGTGCTCGTCGGATCGACGGCAGCGCGGCCGCTGCTGTTCTCGAGTTATGCGAGTCACCCGAACGTCTTCAACGCGGAGTTCAATTCGACGGCCGCCGGCCGCTACCAGATCCTGTACCGCTGGTGGCGCATCTATCAGGCGCAGATGAAGCTGCCTGACTTCGGGCCGGTGTCACAGGATCGCTACGCACTGCAGCAGCTGCGCGAGCATGGTGCGCTCCCGCTGATCGACGCCGGCCGGTTCCGCGAGGCGGTCGCAAAGGTGTCGAACGTGTGGGCCAGTCTGCCGGGTGCCGGCTACGGTCAGCATGAGAACGACATCGAGCGGCTGCTCGCCGCGTACCAGGCGGCCGGCGGGGAGGTCACGGCATGACGATCCTCGACCCGCGCCTCTGGCTGGCCTTCATTGCCGCGCTCGCGATCACCGCCGGCGGCTGCTACTTCAAGGGGCACGCCGATGGCGTGCGCGTGACGGCCGCTGCGGCGCAGAAGGCGCAGCTCGCCGCAGTCGATGCGGCCCGCGCCGAAGAACAACGCCGCACCGCGGCGCAACAGGAGATTGCGAAAGATGCGAATCAACAACGAACTGCCGCGCTCGCGGATGCTTTTGCTGCTCGTGCTGCCGCTGGCAGCCTGCAGCAGCGTGTCGACCAGCTCGTCGCAGCCGCCCGCCATCCCGCCACTTCCGCCGGAAGCCCGGCAGCCGGCGACGCCCTCGATCTGCTTGCCGACGTGCTCAGCCGCGTTGACGAGCGCGCGGGAGAGCTGGCAAAAATCGCTGACGAGCGCGGCATCGCCGGCCAGCAGTGCGAGCGCGACTACGACGCGCTGACGGCCGTAAAATAGCTCTGGCGCGCCGGTTCGGGTCCGGTCGAAGATGGCGCGCACTTTCTTCTTCCTGCTACAAATCCGCACCTCGCTTTCTCAAGTCATTGATTTTTAGCTGATGTAGTTTCCGGTCCCCGGCACCATCCCACTCTGTAGCGCAAGCTATCCTGCCTGTAGCAAACCCAATCCCAATAAGGCTTTATGTGCTATCTTCCCGATCCAAGAAGGTAGCCGCGTTGTAGCGAAAACAAGCCGTTTTTGCACCCGCGTGCACCAGAAATGCACCATGATTTGCACCAAGGGGGGCAGGATGGCGACATACACGAAGCGCGGTGGCGTATGGCGCGCGGCGATTTCCTGAGCCAGTTCGGTGATTTCGGTCATTTCTGTTCTCCCTCACTAGCAGGGGCGCGGCGATTCCACTTAGCAATCGCCGATTCGATAGACGTGTGCCCCGCCGCTGCCGGCAAAATGCAACCCGGCGTTTGACACGCGACATACCACCATTCGTCCGGATCTATTTCCTCGGCCACGTAAGGCGGCTTTCCGCAGAACGGGCACGGTAAGACGTTGCTCACGATTCCTCCTGGCGTTGGGAGAGGGCCTCCGCATCATCAAGCCCATTCCATGAAAATGCACTGAGCAGGTCATGTACGGTCAGCACATATCTAACGTTGCTCAGATCACCGCTTGGAGTAGATAGATCGGCCTCCCAACCGTCGGCTTCCATACTGCTGTATTGCGACCCGATGAAGTCGATCGCCTGTTGTGGCGTTTGCGGAATGCGCTTAAGAAGGCCGGCCATTTTCTGCTTATCCGCAGCAGCGGCTTCCACCTCTGCCAGTAGGAGGTCGATGGCGTCGGCGGCTTCGTACCGCAAATCGAACGAGCCGCTTTCTCGTTCGCCATCAAAATCAGCATCGGCACGCAAGCATTTCGCCAGCGCCCGCATCTTGTCTTGGTCGATCATCGAATCCACCTCGTTTTTCCGCATCTTCTTCACGTCGATCATTCAGTCACCTTTTCAACGCTCACGCGGCATTTCCCGGAGTTAGAAATGCACGTGCGGAAGTCAATGATGTCAATCGAGCTAAGTACGGCCAAAATGATGTAGATCGCTCCGACGATCTCGCAGATTCGCCTGATCACGATTCCTCCGTCGACGCAGCAGTCGGAGTGGTCTTCAGGGAGCGCAGTAGTTCAGCTGCGCTATCCCATTTCCGGTCCAGACATGCTGCGCATTCCTCGATGATGGCGTCCCTGTCGGGAGTGGTGCGGTTTGCGGCAGCAAGAACTTCCCGTCCGTAATCGATCACCATGCGACCAAAAACCCCCCAGTCCGGGTGCGCGCCGTTTGCCTTCTTCCAAAGTATGAGCAGATCCTCATCGGTCAGAATCTCGCGCTCATCCATGGTGCTTCTCCTTCAGGCCGTCGAAAAACGCTTTTGCCTCTTGCTCGGTCTTGAACCTCATCAGCCCCTTGTCCTTCGTGTAGATGTTGGCCCAGACCTTCTTTTCTGGCTCTCGCACCTCGATCGAATACACCGGCTTCAAGGTCTTCATGTCGAGCCACGGGCGTGTCCGCATGCGCCACGACGGATCGACGGCTCCGACTTCGATTCCAGGTATCTTCACGATTCGCCTCCTTGGGCGCGGGCGGCGGTCATAGCGCCATCAATATCGGCGTCGATGTTTTCGCAACGGTCGATTGGACCGGCGACCGACCACCATGCGTCCAGATGCTTGTTGTCACGCAGCCACCGATACCGCTCGGCACACACCTTGTCGTCGTCCGTCACCCCGCCGCTCGGCTGCTGCGTGGGGGCGAGAAGGTTCTTGGCATGACGCGCAAACGCTTGATACCCGTGTCGGTTTGCGAGGGTGTAGAGCTGCATCAGCGTAGTGTCCGTCAGCTTACCGGGCATGGTCGACTCCTTCGCCCGCAGGCTTTCCGCAAAACGGACAGTAGCTCGCCAACACCGGAACCAACTTTCCGCGCGCAAAGCCCTTGGCTTGCGCAACAATCTTGAACTCGGTTTTATGGATGACGCGCACGGAGTTATCGCCCATCGCAAACCCGGCCGACTGGCAGTCTGCCGTAGCGTCTGCGCCGAGTTCTTCGCTATAGCGTTTGGCGAGCTTGTTCTCGATCTCGCTGATGCAGTTGCAGTTCATGATTGGTCGGCTCCATTGAGAAGGGCGCGCAGCTCTTTGGCTGCGGTGTAGGCGTACCGATTGCTGACGTTCTGGTCCATCCATGTGATGGCGTATTCGATCGCCTCGCGCTGCTCGTCCGTCAGGCGCGCCTCTCCCGCATCGGCTGTGGCGCTGCCGATGGCTGCGCGCAGCTTCGCCAGAAGCGCCGGATTGGTCTTGGCCTGCTCCAGCGCGCTATCCCACACTTCCGCCAACAACTTCGACGGCTCGCGCGCCTCTGCCGGTGCGTCGGCCTGCGCGGGCGGTTGCTCAGACTTCACGCGAGCTTCGTTACCGTCGCGAGTTCCGAGCACCCATGCGGCCGCTTGCGAGCCGGATTCGGCGAATGGGTTGGGGAATGAGCGGCCGTCGTATGCCTTCGAATAGCCCTCGTTGTAGGCGAACACGATTGCTTCGAGGTGTAGCGGTTCAAGCATGGGCCACGGCGCGCGTGCGTCGGCTCGCGCGGGCCAAATGCCAGTTCCGCCGCATTCAGTGCAGTCCGGGCCACTATGCGCTTGGCACTGGATTGTGTCGGCCTGCGCGGGTTGCGGGGCGGCGATAGCCGTGCGCGCGTGCGATAGCGTGTCGCAAACCTTCCGCAACAGTTTGCTCAGGCCAGCGAGCGCTTTCTCGTCGGCTGCAGTCGCGACGTTGCGGAGCGATTCGATGTTGCTGTCGATCACCTCGACTAGCGCACTATGCGGGACCGCCGCAGCAGCGGGCGATGCTGCCGCGCGGGCTTGATCCGAGCACCAGCATCCGTATCCCTCGTTGTCGGGACAGCTCGACGGATCTCGGCTACAGTCGCGCGGCCGTTCTGGATCGGCAAGCTTGCGAATCTCCGCAGCATGGTCGATAGCAGTAGTTAGACCGGCGCTATCGATGTACCGGACCGCTGCCTTGATACCCATGCATCGGCCGATCGTCAGCAATCCCTGCGCCGCCCGCTCGTCCGCCGGCGAGGGTGCGGTAGGCGCTGCGCATGCCGCAGTCCAACCAGCCTCATAGAACTGCCACGGGGTCATTTTGGCATACATCGGCGAGCTGATTTCGCCCCAAGATTTCACCATTTCTGCTCGATCGATCGGCGCTGCTGCGGGCTGCGAGGATTGGGATGCGGCAAGGCGGTCGATGAGCTTCAGGATGCCGTTTCGGTCAGCGGCATCGATCGGTTTCGTGCAGTCGTTCACGCGAGCCAGCAGTAACCGCTCGGCTTCCGTCAGCGCATCAGCGCTGCTCTTATCGGTGGTCATGGTCATTCGCTCCAGTAGGACATTTCGCAATCCGCCGCGCCCTCCGGGTCGTTCTCGAAGCCGAAGTCGGCAACGTTCTCGAAAGCGGCTTCGGCAAATGAATCGGCGATCCGTTGATCGACGCCAGCGCGCTGGACGAATCGTGCGGCGCATCGCCGAAGCCACTCAGCGTCCGAGATCTTCTCGGCGGCAGCCGGCTGCCCCAAAATGGCGGCGCGCCAGCGCTGAAGGAAAGATGGGGTGGTCATGGCTTGACCTCTGCATGCGTTGCATAGACCGCGTACGGGCCGTCTTCACTGTCTCCAATCTCGATCAGCCACCAGCCGGGCTCAGGCGACGGATCCCATGCGCTGATGTCGAGGTTCCCGTTGTCGAAGTACGAGACGTAGGCCGGATGATCCATGCTCTCGTTACCGAGGTGGTAGATCGACGTCTTGATGCCGGCGCGCTTTTCGAGGTCTTCCCATTGCTGCGGCGTGCAGTGCTCAGCGCCGTCCATCGTGACCGTCCAGAAATGGAGTAGATCCGGGTGAATGAAATAGCCGTCTTGGTCGCGCACGATGGGGATCTGCTGGAGAATCGGTTGGTCGTTCATGGTTACTCCGCGTCGATCATCCGCGAGAACAGGTCATGCGCGCTGGCCTGAAGTTGCTTGACGGTCGGTTCGAGCTTCGCCCCTGCGGCGGCCCCTGCGGCGGCCCATGCGGCGTCCCATGCGGCGGCCCATGCGGCGTCCAGTGCGGCGTCCCATGCGGCGTCCCATGCGGCGTCCCATGCGGCGGCCCATGCGGCGACCCATGCGGCGCCCCGTGCGGCGTCCAGTGCGGCGTCCCATGCGGCGGCCCATGCGGCGACCCCTGCGGCGGCCTGTGCGGCGGCCGCGCCCTTCTTGGCGGCATCCAGCTTCGGTTGTGCCGCCTGCAAGTCGGCAACGCAGGTGATCGGCGGCAAGGCTTTCAGCGCGTCGGCATGGTGCGCGAGCTGCGGATTCAGCGCGAGCCATGCGGCGCAGTAGGTGCGCACGATCCAATCCATCGCCATCCAGCCGCGTTTTTGGGAAAGCTCGGGACCCTTGTTGGTACCTGGCAGACGCGTGATGTAGATCTTCAACTGCGCGCGTTCTTCATCGGATCGCATGCCGTCGTTCCACGATCTGCCGAACTGAGCGAGGATCGGATCGACGCACTTGGGTGAGTCGCTGAACTGCTCGCCGGCAAACATGCTGACGACCTCGAGCAGACAATGCCCCTCTTCAGGCGATTTATGGCCGCCGTGATGGATGGTGAGCGTTTCGAGATCTTCGATGGTCAGTTTCATAGCGTTCTCGTATGGTTGGTCGTTCATGGTGGTTTCCTCTGTGGGTCAGGCGAGCGCGAGCCCCGGCTGGCGCAGCCGATCGCGTTGCAGGGATTCGTATTCGGGATTCAGTTCGCAGCCGAGGAAGCGCCGGCCGAGTCGCTGCGCGACCTGGCCCGTCGTGCCGCTACCGAAGAACGGATCGAATACGACGTCGCCCGGGCGACTGCCGGCAAGCACGCAGGGTTCGATTAGAGCCTCGGGGAAGGTTGCGAAGTGCGCACCCTTGTATGGCGTTGTCGCAACTGTCCAGACGGAGCGCTTGTTGGCTCTACCGCTGGCGCCCTTCCACTCGTTGCCGCTCTTCGTCCTCGATTCTTCGCGATCATCGTCGCCGTACTTGTTGCCGCCGAAGCGCGGGCCCACCGCCTTCATGTTGCCGTTGGTCTTCCCCGGCACCCGGTCACTGCCGATCTGATGGGCAAGGTTCGGCTGTGACAGGCGCTCGATGCTCGCCTCTGACAGCGGCTCCGAAATTGCTTCGGCGTCGAAGTAGTAGCGCTCGCTCTTGCTGAGCAGGAACAGATATTCGTGCGCCTTCGTGCAGCGGTCGCGCACGCTCTCCGGCATGGGGTTCGGCTTGTGCCAGATGATGTCCTGCCGGAGATACCAGCCGGCGTCCTGCAAGGCGAACGCGAGGCGCCACGGCTGGCCGACGAGATCCTTCGGCTTCAGCCCTTCGACGCGCACGTCGGAGCGCGGTACCGGCGCGTCATCGCGGCGGCGGCTGGCGGTCATGGCGCGATTTGCCTCTGTCTGGTTGCGGCGCGTACCGTTCAGCGTGGTTGCCGTCTCCGGGCCGCTTCGTGAGCCGGCGTAGCTATCGCCCATGTTCAACCAGAGCGTGCCGTCGTCGGCCAGCAGCTCGCGCGCAAGCTCGAACACGCCGACGAGCGTGTCGATGAAGGCGCGGAGCGTCGGCTCTTGCCCGATTTCGCGATGCTTCTCCGGGTGATCGTCTGGCAAGTACGAGCGCAGCCCCCAGTACGGCGGCGATGTCACGATCGTCTGCACGCGCACGCCGTCGGCGATCATCGCGGACATCAGGTCGCGGCAGTCGCCGCGGTGAGATTGTCCGATCCACTCGGTCATGGTCGCTTCCTCTACAGATAAAGCCTCAATGGCTCAAATCGCCGCAAACTCGACGCCGAGTTCCTGCACTGCGTGGCACTCAATACGCGTCACAAAATTGGCGAACTGTTCTTTCGTCATCTGGCTCGAACCGACCGGAACCAGACCGCGCGGACCTTCCTGCTTGGGCGCGTAGAGGTCGAGGTAGTGGGCGTACCACGCTTCCTTGGCGAACCGCTTGCCTTCCAGTTCGACCTGCTCCGCGATCTCGGTCAGGAGGGCCCAGAGAAGCCGGTTCTGCTCGCTGCTGCGCTTCGCCTGGTATTCGCCGATCTCGACCACGATCGGCCTACCAGACTTCGCGGCAGGCCCAGCAACAGCCTTGATGTAATCCACCATTCGCTGGGCGATGTCTTTGTTTCGGAGGATGTAGGTCGGCATGGCTTACCTCACGCTACTTTCTTGCTGAGAAGGGCAACTACTTCTTCCACGCGTGCGTCGAACGCGAGCAGTTTCTCGACCATCTGCTCAATGAACGCTTCGTCACGCTCGATTCGCTTGATGAACAGGTGGTTCCCGCCGTTTTCTAGGGCTGGGACGTACTGAATGAAGTCGCACCACTTTCGGCCGGAAATCCATAGACCGCCTTGGATTTGGTGGTAGTACTCGGACACGTCACCGGTGCGTAGCATGTCGACGATCTTGACGCTATCGACGGGACACTTGATCTCGATGAGCCCGTCGTTCTCCACCAAACCGTCCGAGCTATAGCCGAATCGGCGATCGTCGGTGAGGATCACGCCAGATTCAGACGCGAGATAGCCTGTCTGCGCTTCGTATTCGATGCGTGCCTCGACTTCCAGCGCATGACCGCGTTCAAGCGTCCACGCCTTGACCGGCTCGCCGTATGGCTTGCCGCTGATGCGCTCGATCGCGAGGTCGTAGCAGTACTTGTCGGATGCACCAGTAGGATCGCCAGCTTCCTTGCTGCCCGACTTGCGGGTGAGGACGGAAATAGCATCCGCGAAGCAGGAGGCAGTTATCGCGCCGCAGCGTGCATCAAGCCATTCCTGCGTGCCTTGCTGGCAACTGACGATGATCATTTCGCCTCCTCGGCAGCTTGGAAATCGAGGATCTTGCTTTCCACGAGCTTCTTGACTTCCTTGTGGCCCTCCGTCGCCTTGACTGCACGAAGAGCCGCGGCGGCAACCGCCCAAATCTGGCGCACTTCAGATTCCGACTTGGCGTCGCGGACCTGCGCAAGGAACTGATCGATCAGTACTCGTTGATCAACCTCGGCCGGCGAATTGCCGTCTTTGTCGTCGTCCTGCTCTGAGAGTCCCGTGATAGCCTTCAGCGTGTATCGCTCAAGATAGGTCTTCGTGCTGGCTCGCGCCTGAAGCGCGTTCTTTGCGCCGCCAACATCGGGAGGACCGCCCATCGACACGCTTTCCTCGTGACCATTCACATGGCGCAGATAGCAGGTAACTTCTATCCAGTCCTTCTCGTCACGCGTGAGCTTCCACGATGAAGAAAGGCCATGCTTCGAAAGGGCCGGCGTGACGGCACTCACGACGTCGTGAAGTTCCGCGTACTTCCTGCCCTTCAGTGGCCCATCCGTCACATCCTTACCTTTCGCAATCACGACCGCCTCGGCCTTGAATGCGGCGAAAGCAATGTCGTAAGCCTGCTTGGCTTGCTTTGCCTCCCAGCGGTCCTGAAGCGACATGAGGCGTTCGAGCCGGTCCAGATCGGCGCCGCTCTCGACCGCGATGCGAAGCAGATCGGCCGGCGTCGTCGTTGTGATCGCCGTTCCGATGGGTTGGGCAACAGCCATCGGAAGCTCTTTTCGATTATCCGTTTCCATGTCAATGACAGCTTGTTCTGCGACGCGATTCATGGCTTGTTCCTCAAATGCTTGTAACGTGTCGGCCGCGAGCCAGTCGGGGCCGTCATCGGTTTTCACGTCTGACTCCATGCCGCGCGAACTGCGAGGCTGGAATCCGGGATCGAAGCAATGCCGATCGCGCATGCAAACGCGATTGCCATCGCAACGAGAATCCCGGCGACCGGGTTCCGCTCGAACAGGCGGTCGAGCGCGCCGCACAGGTAGGTGATCGGGTTCATCGCGCAATCCCCGCTAGAAGTTCGTACGCCGGCGCAACGCCGCACGCGATCAGGTACAGCGCGCCGAGCACCGCGAGCGGGAACCAGTCGGGAAGGCTGTTGAGAGGGGCGCGCATCATGCCTCCCCAACGACACGCACTCGATGCGCGATCAGGATGAATGGATGGGTGCGGTCGAATTCGACGGTTTTCCCGACCAAGGTGTCGTGTGATTCGGCGTCCAGATCGCCGGAGACCAGAAGATCGATGTACGCTTCATCACCGTCTTCGAACCGGCACTTATGTGCACCCCAATGCTCGTCGTATCTGAGGACTTGGACTTTCATTTCGCACCTCCCGCGATCGTCACGTGCCGCACCGGCTCCGGTGCCTTCTTCCGGCCGGCCTTGATGAGGGCGGCGTCGATCGCAAGACGGACACCGGAGGTAAGCATGATCGTTCCGGCATCAGCGTCGGCGGCGATGATTTCGAGGATCTCGGCCATGTCGGGCGCGGCAGCAATCAGAGTCGCGTTTGCTTCAACGACGGGTCCGTCGATTTCCGGGGAGCCATATTCCCCGTAGACGCAGGCAACTGCGTAGTCGTTGTCATCGTCTGTACGCACCATGCCAGCCGCGCTGGCTCTCCACGGCCCAGGCGTGTGCTTGATCTGGTTCATGCTTCACCTCGCGCGCGCAGCATGGCGTGACGCAGCATGTGGTGGCTGTGGCACAACCATTGGATCTCAAGGGGCTTCGAGTAATCGTCGTGATGTGCATCGGCCTTTTCTGCGCCGCATACTTCGCACGGCTTGCGCGACAATCGGCCTGCTTCGATTTCCGTGGCTACCTTGCGCCGTGCAGCACGCTTTTGAGCGTGCTCCGAATCAGTCCGCTTTTCGGCCCAATAGCCTGCGTAATAATCTCTGCGGCGCTGATACGCTTGCTTTGCCTCGGTACGAAGACGTTCCCCCTTGGCCGAGTTCGTCGCGTTCTGCTGGGCGCGCTTGCACGGGAGGCACCGGCGATCTCGACTCTTTACCTGCCATTCGCGCGGTTCAAAAGCGATCCCGCACTTCGTGCAAGTGAACGCCGGTCCGCCGTGGTTGATCTCGTTCATGGTCATCCCTCGGTGTGGTGTGATGCAGATCAGCACGAGCAGGTAAAAAACGATTCGCGCTTGTCTTCGGCAACCGTCGTGCCGGTCACGATCTCGTAGTGCCTCCAGAACTCGGGGAACTGGTCCCAATGGTCCTTGTAGGCCTCGGTGTTGTCGTACGTATAGTCCTGGCATTCGATCCAGTTTTCTGCCGCGCCCATGAGACGGCTATAGGTCTGGTCGATGCGAGCGGCGAAGTCCTCGATCCATTTCCGCGAGGCGCTGACAGCATCAAGCGCCGGCTCGTCACCAGCCACATTTGTGAGTTCGCTCGCCGGAAAATCCGGGTGCTCCCAAACGTGCCGCAGCGACCGGATCGTGCGCGGCAGCACGATTAGCCAAAAGCGCTGGCCGCGTTTCACGCGATCGTCGAGGAACGGATCGACGATACCGACCGTTTTGCCGGCACGGACCGCCGTACCATTCGGACCCAGCGCGACGCGGTCTCCAGGCCAGAAATCGTCGGCCGCGATGACCGGCTCGACAGCAAGGTGGATTGCGTCCCGCTTCTCGTTTTCGCCGATGATCATGCCGAGTGTCTCGAGCGCGTCAGTCGCGACGCTGCGCTTATCTGCGGACATATGTCCTCCGGGTGATGGTGTGGCGTGATTGCCCGCAGGGCGGGCGCGAGTTACTTCTTCGGTGCCTGGAACCGACTTGCTTCCAGGATCGGAAGACCCGCTTCTGTCGGCACATAGATCACCTGGCCGCCTTTCCCTTCGCTGTCGGACAGCTTGTTGATCCAGAGGTAGCGCAGGTAAGCCTCGTTGTCGCGGAGCGAGTTGCCGATGATGGCGTTCGCGCGGGCGACGCCTTGAGCGCGGATCACTTCGGCGTCGGCATACGCTTGGGCGCTTTCCAGCTTCGCCTTTGCGTCCTGCACTTGAACTTGCTTGCTGTAGTTCGCCTGCGCCAGCTCGGCCTCGCCGTCCATACGCTGCGAATACACGCGGTACTGTGGGCATCCGTAAAGCAATCCGCCGGCAAGCGTGGCGATAGCCAATGCGCCGATACCCGACGCGCTGATCAGAAATCGTTTTTCATCCATGGTCGTTCTCCTGTAGCGGGCGGGGTTCAGTCGTGGTGCCAGTGGTCGTCGTTCTCGAAGCGCTTGGCAGCGCGCACGATCACGACCGCGGCGAAGATCAGCACGATCGCGGCGCCGATCAGGATTGAAGTGATGGTCATGTCAGTTCTCCACATTCGAGGAAGCGCTGTATCCGACTTTTCGCAGCGCTGCATCAACATCGGCCCGAACGTCGGCAGGAAGGGAAACGCGCGACACGACCTTGAGCAATGCACAGGTCAGTTCGCATGTAATCGAGACGGCCGCAGTTTCGAGTGGCGATTCAGTGTTTTGCATCACTCCCTCCGATCTTCTAGCGCTTCACGCTCAAGCTGTCGTTCTTCATCGGTCAGCGGTTCGTCATCGCCGTACCAGTCGTCCAGACCAGCAAGCCGCCAGTCGTCCGACGGTTCAATAATTCGCATGTCTGGACTCCTAAATAGGTGCCGGTTACGGTTCCGGCTCGATCGACTTGCGCCGTCGCGCAGCGGTCATCGACGGTTACTGCACTGATGGGCGGATACGCAGCGTTCGCATGAGGCAGCGTTTTCGCGAGGCAGCGTGTCTTCAGACTCAAAAAACAGGGGTATGACGGGGCCCGGCCGTCATCGCTGCATATCCGCTCATCAGGGCAGTGGTGTTGCGCTCGCGCGCCCGGCTACTCCCGGCCGTGCCGGCTCCGGGCCGCGCGAGGTTTGTGCCGATTACAACGCCATCGGATCACGTGTTGCTGGCTGTCTTGTGTCAGGTCCGTTCAAGCTGCTAGCGGTAGCCAAACTTCAGCCCAGCGCGCCGCGCCTGTCCTGACTCACGAGGTGGATCACCCCGGCCGGTTGCTCCGCGTGTGCGGTCCCGGCATACCTTCAATTGTTAGAGAGCGGTCCGCCGGGGCGGTGGCGCAGCGCGTTGTGTGCTGCGTTGGAATCAAGTATACGACAACGAATAGCAATGTCAATACATCAATGGATAGATGAGGGCAAAAAAAATCCCGCCGGGGCGGGATCGTATGTTGAGGGCAACCCAGTTGCGAAGGTGCTATCAGCCCGAGCGATAGATGACGCGGCCGACAATGTGCACGAACTCGAGCTTTTCGGGCGGCACGATCTTGTCGGGATAACGGGGATTGTAGGAGTGCAGGATCAGGCCGCCGCCAGCCTCCTTGAAGATCTGCTTCACAAGAGGCTCATCCTGGAAATAGATAGCGTAGCGCTCACCATCCATGATCCGAGTTGACGTGACGTCGACCATGATGACGTTTTTGTCCTCGGCCCATGGTTCCATGCTGTCACCACGCAGCACCAGCAACTTGCAGTCTTGCGGGCGCGCCCCCTTTGCCTTGAAAAACGCCGCGTTGAACGGCAGGGCACGCTTCTCACGCACTTCCCACTGAATCAATCCATTCCCCGCCGAAAAATGGTAGTCGAACCGGTCGATCCAGATACGGTCTTCATCCGGCTCCAAGTCCTCGGGATTATCCCAGATAGTGACATTTCCCTTTTCGGCAGGAAGAAGGGGTTTCTGTCCGCTTTTCGGAAGATCGGGACCGCGTCCCTTTTCTTCGAGCAACCACGAGGTATCGAGCTGGAGCGCATCGCTCAGCTTCTGGATCGTAGCCATATCGGGCTGAGTGGTCGTTCCCTTCAAGATGCGATTGATGGTCGGCTGCGGCACGCCGGATAGCCGGCTGAGAGCGCTCTGGCTCTCAATGCCCCGCACCTTCATCGCTAAGTCGAGTCGTTCGGCGAGATTCATGCCCGAACTATACGTAACAGAATAAGCATCGCTCAAGCCGCTATCCGTTCTTGCATTGACAAACCTATCCATCATCGTATAGATTGCGTATAGGTGAATAACTGTTCGAGCCAAACCATGGACCTGCGCCCCCCCAGCGAACTGCTTGCCGAGATCAAGCAAGCGACGAAAGAAGGTGAAATTGCTCTCGCGAAGCGCCTCGGCATTTCGCAGCCCACCGTAAATCGGCTGCTGAACGGCCAGGTGGACTGTTCGTCGAGAACTCTCCGTGCCATCCAGCGTGTTCACGCTGAGATCGTGGGCAGTAATGCCGACTCTGTTCAGGTGCCCGCATGAGCCTCAACCGCAAGCGCGAGCGCGCGAAGTTGTCAGCGCATCCAGCCCTGCGGGCCGCCGGGCGGCTCATCGTCGGTGATTGCGCTTCTGCTGCGCGGGGAGTTTCGATCGGTGATGTAGATCGTCGAGCAGATAGGGCACTTGAAATTGCCCGGGCGGCCGTGACCCTGCAGCACCGAATTTTTCTTTTCCGTGCGGCATCGGGCGCAAAGGTAATGGCGGGGTGTTCTCTCGCCCTCGGTCGGCTCGAAAAGGTAGGCGAATTGCTGCCCCTCAAGTTCAACGAGTTGGTATCGGACGTCGTTTTCCGCCTGCGTTTGCGTCTTTGCAAGCTGCTCGCGAAGAACATCGTTTTCGCGCTGGAGCGTGGCAATTTCTTTTTGCAGTTCCATCAGGTGCTGCGTCGCTTGGACAAATGCGAGGCTTGCCGAGCCAAGTTCCTTTCTCAATTCGGCTGTCGCGGCCTGTACTTTCGCGTCGCCATTAGCGCCGACAAGTTTGCCGAGCATATCCAGCGCAGTGTTTGCTCCGCCGAGTGCTGCGGTGAGCATGTTGATGTCCCAGGTCATGGGGGTCCCCTTGGTGGTGGTTTCAGTGGTTGTGGCGATCACGATTCTACGGCTGGGCGGGATTCCCACCCCTTTACTCGGGAGGGTGCATGAGCACCGTTGAAACAGTCTCGCCCGATGCGGTTGAGAACACACGCATGCTCGGGCATCAAGGAGGGGCGGTCATGAACTGCGCTGAATCTTTCGACGACGTGATGCGCCAGGACCATATCCACGAACTCTGTCATCGCATGACGATGTGCGACTCCCGTGCGGTTCGCGTTCAGCTCTGCTCGGAACTGAAGCGTGAGATTGATCGGTTGAACGCAGCGCGCCTTGAACGGTTGGTGGCGGCTATGGAAGTGGCAGGAGATTCGCGATGAGCTATGGATTCATTTATGTGCTGGCGAACAGGGCCATGCCTGGTATCTACAAGGTCGGCTTTACTGAGAGAAGCCCTTCGCTGCGGTGCGAGGAACTGAGTTCCGCCACCGGCGTTCCGGCACCGTTCGAACTCGTCTGCTATGCGGAATACATGAACGCACAAGAGCGTGAACGTGAGATTCATCGGGAGCTTGCTGGCTTCCGAGTGTCGCGTGGCCGTGAGTTTTTCAAGTGTGACCTGTTCCATATCACTCAGATGGTCATGGATGAGGAATTGGCCTGCACGTTGTGCGACCGAGACATGGTAACTCCGATGCTGTATGCGTTCAGCCCGATGTTCAAGGCGCGCATAGACGTGTCCGACTTCATTCAGAAGGATTCGCTTGACTTCTTAACCAATGGAAAACCCATGGGTTTTGCGGATGAAAGCCAGTCCGAACCTGAGTCTAACCATAGCCTGGGATTGATCTAAAGCCATGATTGTTGATCCCGATTTCGTTGACCACTGGAAGACCCGAATGCTCGCCGACTTGCTTGGCGAGGATGAGGTTGCTCCTTTGTATGTCATCCGTCTCTGGGCGCACTGTCAGCAGCGCCGCGAGTGGGTGTTTGATCTTCCACCGGCCGCACTCAAGGCGATCTGCCGCTTCAAGGGCGACGCCGATATGTTCGAGTCGGCGATGGTGGCGAGTGGCTTCGTCTCGCGCTCGGGAGACAAGATCACAGTTGAGGGATGGGAAAAATACAACGCATCCCTGATTGCGAATTGGAAGAATGGGCAGCGCGGCGGAAGGCCAAAAAAGAGTAAAGATTCATCCTCTAAGATCGATCAAGAAACCCATGGGTTTTCTATAGGCAACCCACATGATTCCCATGGAGAAGCGATAAGAGGAGATAAGATAAGAGAAGATATAGAGGCTAACGCCTCTGTCGACAGCGACGCTTCCGCGCCGACTGTCGGCCTCGTCGTCCAGTCTTCCAAGACCCTGCCGCCTTGTCCTGTTGAGAGAATCGTGAACGCGTATCACGAGTTGCTCCCTGACAACCCTAGGGTCAAGGTCCTCAACAACGCGCGCCGTCGTCTCATCGCATCTCGATGGAGGGAGGCTGCGCGCCTCAAGTGCAGCCCGTTCGGCTACACGTCTACCGAGGAGGGTATCGAAGCATGGCGCGCGTTCTTCTCCGTCTGTGCCGATTCCGATTTCCTTACGGGCCGTTCAAAGCCGCAGCCTGGGAAACCGCCATTCGTCGCTGACATCGATTTCCTGATGTCTCCGTCCGGCTTCGCGAAGTGCCTTGAGAACAAGTACCACCGGGAGGCTGCATGAGCGCGAACGACCTCGCAAAGGCGGTGCCGCATAGCATCGAAGCCGAGCAGGCCGTGATCGGCATTCTGCTCAACGACAACGACGCGATCGACCGTATCGGCGATCTGCGAACCGAGCATTTTTACCGCGGCGACCACCGCGCTCTGTTCGCCGAGATCGTCGGGTTGATCGCCAATGGCGTCGGCGTGGACGTTGTCACCCTCTACGAGCGTTTAAAGGCCCTAGGACGGGCTGATGACCTCGGGGGTATGTCGTACCTCAACTCGCTCGCGCGAGAGGCTCCTAGCGCCGTTTCTGTGGCTAGAAATGCCAATGTCGTGGTGGACCGAGCGCGCAAACGCGGATTGCTGGCTGTCGCTGCGGAAATGCAGGAATCGGTCGGTGCGACGGCTGACGATGCTGCAACGCTGATCGACCGGGCTGCTGCAAAGCTGGAATCCCTTGGCGAGGCGACGGTCAAGCGCGAACCGAAGTTGCTGGCCCAGGCGCTGGCTGACCACATCAACCTGCTCGAGCGCCGCTCGACGGGCGGTGAGCGCGTCATTTCGACGGGCTACGAGGATCTGGACCGTGCGCTGAACGGCGGACTGCGTCCGGGCTGGTCGGTCATCCTGGCGGCTCGGCCTGGGATGGGGAAAACGAGTCTCGCGCTGAACATCGCATCCCATGCCGCCGTCGATCACGGGGTCTTGTTCCTGTCGATGGAGATGCCGGAGAGCGAGCTGATCGACCGGAACATCGCGTCGCTCGGACGCGTTCCGCTCGATCGGGTGATGAACGCGCCGGACGACAACGAGTTCTGGGATCGCGTGACGGCGGCAACCCTGAAGATGCGCGACATGAACCTGCACATCGACGACCAACCGGCGCTGCGTCTGCTCGACGTTCGGACCAAGGCTCGGATGGTCAAGCGCAAGTCGGGTCTCGACGTGCTGATCGTCGACTACCTGCAGCTCATGCAGGGCGAAGGCGCGAACCGCAACGCGGAAATCGAGGGTATCTCGCGCGGCCTGAAGGCGCTCGCGAAGGAACTGAACATCGCCGTGATCGCCCTGGCGCAGTTGAACCGGCAGGTCGAGCAGCGGGCCAATCGCACGCCGATGCTGTCGGACCTGCGCGACTCCGGCTCGATCGAGCAGGATGCCGATGCCGTGTTGTTCATCCACCGGGAAGAAGTCGCCAACCCGGACGCCGGAGAGCAGTGGCGCGGGTTTGCTCAGATCCGCGTCGCGAAGTTCCGGCATGGGAGAACGGGCGACGTCCCGATGACTTACTGCGGAGAGTTCGTGCGGTTCGAGAGCCATTCCGGAGCATGGCCGACGCATACCGTTCAAAAGCAATCCCGTTCAAGGGGGTTCGAATGAGCCGACTCGAAGAACTGTTCGCGCTTCACGCGCGCGCCGCAAAGCTACCGGAGCCGGTGCGCGAGCATCGGTTTCATCCGGTTCGTCGGTTCCGCTTCGATTTCGCATGGCCCCACGCCAAGGTTGCCGTCGAGATCGAGGGTGGCGTCTGGACGGGTGGTCGACATACGCGCGGAGCCGGTTTCGAGTCCGATGCGCACAAGTACAACCTGGCCGCGCTGGACGGATGGCGCGTATTCCGCTTCACCGGCGCAATGGTCAAGAGCGGCGCGGCGATTTCTACCGTGATTCAGGCATTGAAGGAGGGAGCGTAATGCCGATGAAACCGACAACCCGCGATGCGATCAAGCGGTTGATCAAGGAATTCGGGCCGATGACGGTCCAGGAATTGGCTGATGAACTGGGTAAGCCGGCAAAAACGATCGGATCATGCATCAGCGAGTCGCGCCGTCGTCCCGAGAAGCATTTCTACATCAAGGAATGGCGTCCTCAGATAGGGGTTGCTGGCCTGCCTTCGGGAGTCTATGCGATCGGCAACCGGAAGGATGCGCCAAAGCCGGAAACCGACGTGAAGGCGACGCGTGCCCGCTATTACCGGAAGCACAAGGCGAAGATCAAGTTAAAGCGGGGAAATCGGGCGATTAACCCGTTCACGGCGCTTATTACGCAGGTGACGGCATGAGCGAGTTCAAGAGCCTCGAGGATCGCCTCGATAACTGGGGGGCGACGGTGCGCTCTCCGCGGTTCAAGCCGGAGGTCTGTGCGCAGTGGGCGCGGCTGCACGTCGCGCTGCGCGACAAGGCGCTCGCCGAGATGGCGCTCCCGCCCGAGCAGAAGGACGGCTGGCTCGTCGAGGCGGCATGGTCGGCCATGCCGAACCACGTGGCGAAGTGGGTGCTGAAGTACACGTACGTCTGGCGCATGGCACCCGACCAGGTGCAGACGCGCATGCGGAAGGCTCACGGCGCGGTGCTGCGCGGCCGGCGCTTCGAGCTCGTGCTCGCCGACGCGCACCGCGCGATCTCGCAGAGCATCGTGAAGCTGACCGCAGACTCGGTCATCAGAAAAATTGCGTCGACCGGTTGTAAACCGCCGGAATCTGTTCTATGATCCTCGGCAGATTACCGAATCCGCCTTGCGCGTGAGCTTTCTGCTTCCCGGTTGGGAGGCAGACGCGCGAGGATACGAAGCCCCGCATGCGAAAGCA